CAACCCCCAAATGGGGGTATCGCTCTACCCTCATTCCGCGCTAAAATGCTGATATGAAAAGAAAACGCGGCCGGCCCTCCGCTTACAGCCACGCGCGGGCGGAGGAAATTCTCAAACTGCTCGAAACCGGCCAGTCGCTACTCCACATATGCGAATCTCCCGACATGCCACCAGAGGCGACGGTGAGAAACTGGGAACGCGCGGATGTCCATGGATTTGCAACGAGATACGCGCACGCGCGGGATGTGGGACTTGAGCACATGGCGGAGGAAATGATCCGGCTGGCGGACGTATGCAGGGAGGGCGTGCGGACCAAGCGCGTGGAGCGGCCGGGTCCGCTGGTGCCAGGTCCGCCGCTTGAGGATGGATCACCAGGCCCGATGGTGCCGTCTGTGGTGGTGGAAGTGGAGACGGTCACGGCGGACATGATCGAGCGCGCGAAGCTCCAGCTCGACGCGCGCAAGTGGTATCTGAGCAAGCTGGCGCCCAAGCGCTATGGGGACCAGCAGCCGGCGGCCGGCGGAGTCGGTGGCGTGCAGATCAACCTGGTCGTGCTTCCGGCAGGCGCCGATGCCGCGGCCGGCTCGGTTGACTTGCGCGCCCTGGTGCGTGGGCCGGCTCCAGCTCTTCCGGGGGGTGGTGACGATGACGCCTCGTGAGCCGCGCGCGATGACAACCAGCTCGAGAAAACTCGATCGCTGGGACGCAATCAGATCTCGAGACCGGCAGGCGCTGGCCAATCTGAGGATGGTCGGCCGGAGGGTGGATTGCGCATCGTGGAGCGCTGAGGTGGGACGACTACTGCGGGCAGAACAGCACAGATCCCCCTAACCCCCTTAGAATCGAGACGATTCCGCGAACTGTCACGGCAGATTTACGCCGCGCCCTGGTTTCCCTGACAGGCTACCGCACTCCGCTCGCCGCGCGCGTCATTCACCGCGCCCAGTTCTTGCGGACGGTCTGACTTTCGGAGCTTCGCTGGCTTCGTCGAGCCATCCCCACCCCGCCCGCGCATAGGATCGGTCGTCACGGGTGACTCAGCCGGATTGCGCGGTATTGGCATACTCCCCAATCATGCGCTTGACTGGGATGGCATGTCAAGCGCACAATGGCGATATGGGAATAGAGAAACTGCTGGTGATCCCCAAAGCCGATCGGCTGACGGAGATCGGGCGCCTGCTACGCGCCGAGCCGTTCACATTGGGAAGCTTCGGCCGGATTCGGGATCTGCTACGGTCCCTGGGAGTCGAGAAGCTGTGAGCGAGCGGACGCGTCATTCCCGGATGACTGAGGCGCTGGAAAACATATCGAGCGATGCTTTTGCATCTCATCCCGGAAGATCGCCAGATGTTTTGGTGGAAGGGTACGAGACAGCTCAAACCTTGTATTTAAAATTGCCTATTCGGGGGGCGAGACTGCCAAACGCAGACGAGCAGGCAGGCGACTGGGGAAGTGAGGATTGCGAATGACCGAGCGCACGCGGGAAGCGGACGTGTTCGCCGGCATGGTACTGGCCGTGGTGCTGGTGGTGTTATGGCTCTACTTGCATTTGTGACCGGCTACGTCCAGCGGGTGTACCCGGCTCGGGCCCCGGTGTGCTACCCGTGGCCGTGGTTCGCGGCATTCCTGGTACTGTTGGCTGGCGCGTGCGTGGCCCTGGTCTGCTTGCCGTTCTGGGTGTGGCAGGACTGGAACAGATACGATCCGCCGCCGGAGTTGACACGCGCCGCGCGCAGGCGCAAAATGAGGACATGAGTCGGTGGCTGCGTAGTCTCCTCCGGATGCGTAAGGCTTCTGCCCCTTCAAAGCCATTGCCACCGCCGGCGCGGGACGTTGCTCACGGCGACAGCGCCCCGCGTCCATACCGCGACCTTGACGACTTCATGCGGCCGGCGAACCCGCCGGACTGGGAATGCAGGGATCATTGAGCATTCCTCGATTCAGGACTACGCAGAGGAAATTGCATGGCTCAGGAAGTCACCAAGCCGATAGCCCTACAGCCCAACCAGATGACGCTGTTGAAAGCGTGCCTTGACCAGAGGCCGGAAGCGCCGACGGTATTGGGATTCGGGGGTAGCCGTGGGTGTGCCAAGTCGTTCTGCGTTCGTGCGATAGCGTTGATTCTGGCGATGATGTTTCCAGGTTGTATCGTGTGGATCATCCGCCGCGTGTGGGACGATTTGAACAAAGACCATGTACAGCCGTTGCTGCGTGATGAACACCCGGAGTTGAAGGCATTCTGGCGGGCGCAGGACAAGGAATTGCGGTTGCCGAACGGGAGTTCGATATTCTTCATTCACGCGGGCGATACGGGGCGGGCGAAGCGGAAGGCGCGCGGTCCGCAGGCTCGGTACATCTTTTTAGAGCAGGCAGAGGAGTTCAGCGAGGAAGAGATTCAGCAGTTGGACGGGTCGAACCGCGAGGCTGGCGTGTCGCCAGGCGTCTGCAAGAAGATCCTGACTTTCAATCCTGGGGGCATCGGGACGGCGTATCTTCGGCGGGTGATGTGGCTTCGGCAGTTCCATGATAACGAAGACCCGGCGGCGTTCATGTTCATCCAGGGGTACGGGTGGGACAATTACGAGTGGTTCCGCGGCCTGGGTATCGTGAGTGAGAAGGACTTCTACGAGTCTCCGGAGTGGAACGAGGGGCCAGAGGTGCCAATTGAGCAGACACGTCGGTTCAAGGTGTTCACAGAGAAGACCGATTTCGGAAAGAAGTTGGCCGCGTTGCCGCAATCGCAGCGGATCGGTGAGTTGATGGGTAGTTTCGAGAAATTCGCGGGGCAATACTACTCCGAGGTCTGGGAAGAGAGCGCGACGGTGCTTGATTCTGCGCTGGTGGGGAGAATTGTCCAGCCGTGGTGGAGGCGGTGGCTGACAACGGACTGGGGATTCAGCCACTACGCGGCGACGGGATGGTTTACGAGCGGGATTCTATCGCCAGAGCAAGTTTTGTCGCTGTTTGGCGTGAACATGACGGGAATGCTGCGAATTATCATCCTTTATCGGGAATTGGTGGTGAATGACGTTGCGGAACCGGACCTTGCGAAGCTGATTTTGCACTTGACGCCTGAAAGTGAGCGCCGGGAGATTCGAGATCACTACATCGGGCACGACGCCTGGGCGAAACGGGGAAGCGCAAACACCGTGGTTGAGCAGATGGAGCCGGTTTTCGTGAATGGAGGGTTGCCAAGGCTGTCGCGGGCCGACATCGACCGGGTTGGAGGCTGGCGGTTGCTGTTCAACTGCTGGGCGACGGCACGACGGCTGCGGAAATGGCCCGGTGGAGTCGATTTTCAGCAGGAAACGCAGGACCAGCCGGCGTTTTTCGTGTCCTCGGGGTGCCCGGAGACGATTGCAGCGGTCCCGATGCTGATTTGCTCCGAAAAAGACCCTACCGACATCGAAAAGATGAGCGGGCAGGCATCGGATGACATTGCGGACATGGTGCGGTATGGGTTGAAGACGCACCTTTCGGCCAAGACTGAGGCTCCGTTTGAGAACCGGGCGGCGGAGACGTATGCGAAGTACGAAGACCCGACTTCGAGGGCCATGGCGATGTTGCGCTTGACATCCCAGGAGAAAAGTGCTCAGTATATCCATAGGAGACGGCGCGCGTGAAGCGACTGTTGGAGAAACTACGAGCTTGGATATTCCGGTCATTGTCCGGGGATCTCGAACAAATTCTCAACATCATCATCGGGAGACTGGAATCCATTGAAGGTTGCGTTAAACAGCAACTCGCTGCCGACCGAGAGGTTAGGGATGCGGTGGTGAAAGACCTGGTTTCCGAGGTCAATAAGCTCCGCAACCAACTCAATGAGCGCCAAGCCGAATTGCCAGCGGGCCGGCGGGTGGCGCGCACCTTCAGCGAATTTCGAGCGGCTGCCGAAGGGCGGCCCCAGGAGAAGCGATGAGCATAGCAGACACCATGGCGGGTATGGCCCGCGGCGGGAAGAAACCCGGCATCGGTGAGGAAACCGAACACCAGATGGGCGGAAAGTCGGAAGCGGACGGCGGAGAGCATTCGAAGTTGTTCGACCACGGCGACGGGACGTTTCACAGCGTCACCAGCGACGGGGAGCGCACGGAACACCCGCGCATCGGTCACGCCGTCGTCCACTTGGCCGCGCACCACGAGCCGGAAGGCAAGCACTTCCACGTCCACCAAGACGGAGGTGGAGGACACACGAGCCACCAGGCCGCCGAAGGTGGTAAGGCCGAGGGACCGCATGACCACGAGAACATCGAGGCCCTGGACCAGCACATGCACCAGTTCTTGCAGGAAGAGGAACATGAGGGCGAAGGTGGCTACGGCGCCCATGGCGGCGGCGAAGGGTCGATCTTCGAGTAACCGGGCATCAGCCCAAAAGGAATTACGATGAATACCAAACGATTGATTTTCGCGGGCCTTCTGGCTCTTGCCCTGGCCCTTGTTTCAGCAGCGCAAACGATTCCTGGCACCACCTACACTTACGGCAGTTTCAAGCCGACCCTGACCGTGTACATCGGCACGTCATCGGCCACCACGACGCAGACGCTCACCGTGGACATCGGCCAAGTACCGGGACCGAACGGAACGGTTTTCTATCCGCTGGCGGCTGGCGCGGTTGGGCAATCGGTCATTGTGGGGACTGGGACCAACGCCGATACCGTGACCATTTCGGCGGTGAACTGCTACACGCCACTGGTTTATGGGACGTGCTCATTCACGGCGGCCACCTACGCGCACAGCCATGGAACGGGAGAGCCAGTTTTCTTCCAAACGGCGGTTGAGGCGACGAAGTTGGAGGGTGCCTGCACCGGAGTGGCGTCGGCCTCAACGACGCTAGGGCTCTACGGACTCGGGCAATGGGCAGCGCAGGCTTGCAACCAGGCTGTCTATGATCTCGGTAGGACCGTCACACAAGATGGCACGATCCGTTACTTGGGAGTATCGGTTTCGGTAGCCGGAACGACTGCGAGTTCCGGCGTCTTCACGGTGCGGAAAAACGGATCCGACACGACCATAACGTGTACCGTCGGAACAGGCACTACCTGTTCTGACTCCTCGCACTTCATCACCGTATCGGCTGGCGACATCATCAGCGTGAAGTTCACCACACAAGCTGCGGAAACGCTTGCGGGAGCCAAGGCATACGTCTTGATCTACTAACATGGCGAAAATCATCCAGATCATCGACACGGACTCGACCGGGCACCGGGTCCGCTTGGACGACGGCTCGATTGTCTCGCTGAAACACTCGTATGACGTTCCTACCGTCGGCGCCGAACTGAACGAAGACGACTTTCTGTTCGACCACGGAAAGCCAATGAGCATCGAGCAGATGAAAAGCGATGCCCAGGTAGCGGCGAACGTCCTGAGCGAGATTGTGAAGCCGACCGGCCCGCGAGACGCCACCGACGCGGAGATTCTGGCCGCCGACCGAGCCGCCGACCGAGCGGAAGACCGGGCGGAGGAAGCCCGCGACGACAGAAAGAGGGGATAATGCCCTTCCTATCGAAAGCGCAGCAGCGGTGGGGCCATTCTGAGAGCGGAAAGAAGGCTCTCGGTGGCGAATCGGCGGTGAAAGAGTGGGACTCCGCGACGAACTTCAAGAAGTTGCCCGAGAAAAAGGGGAAGCTCCGGCGCGCGGCGGAATCACGGAAATGAGAAGGAAACCGCGCATTTACAAATCTCCGCTTTTGGACCACCTCGGGCTTCCGTGCTGGATACTCAGCATCCCGAGATTCGGACCGGCGACACAGCACCGAACCTGGGCAAATGCTCTTGAATGCTTGATGCAAGTGCAGCGCATGGGAATAGGGATTTCACGGTGAACGCCCGCGAGAAAGTCATCGAAGCCGAGCGGCAGATCCGCTGCGTGATCGCCGGAACCTCAAAGGAGATTCACTGCCCATTCTGCGGTGAGACTTCGACCGCCGGCCAGGAACTTCTCTGCTGTGAGAACCTGTGCAACGTAGTCAATGCGGTTCTGGATTACGTGGACACCAGGGCGAACCTGGAAGTGGTTGATCGCGTGATGGACCGGCTCGCCGGCCAGAGCCAGGCGGTGCTGAATTGAGCCTCTGGCTTCTGCTTCGAGTGGACAAGTCAGTACTCTACGACACCGCTGACGGATTTGTAGTCAGGGCCGGTTCGGAACTCAGCGCGAGGAGAATTGCAGCGCTAGACTGCGGAGACGAACAGGCTGAAACGTGGCTGAATATCAGGACATCAACATGCACCGAATTGAGCGCTGATGGGGAAGAAGGCATAATTCTGAGGGATTTTCGTGCTGGTTGAAGCAACACAATCCGATGAGCTTTTCAGCCCTCCGAACGAAGGCCAGGACTCCGAGCGCGAAGCCCCGGATGATGTTTCCGCCCCGCAGCGACCACAGCCCCGCACCTATGGAGACGAAAACAAGGAACTCCCCGAGGAGCTTCAGAACGCCGGCCTCGCGCTACTTCAGGAAGCTCAGAGGCAGGAACTCTACCAACGCCGCATGGAGGTCATGCGGGCGCGCCGCAAACGCTTCTACGAGCGCGGTCTACAGCACATCTACTACGATATTCTGAGCGGAGTTTTCGTACAAGGGGCGCCCGGCCAGTTCGTTCCCGACAGCGGCCATGGAGAGATTCAGTGCGGAGAGTACATCGCGGACTACAACATCTTCGCGCGAGCGCTGCAAATCATCATCGCCAAGTTGACCGAGAACCAGCCAGGTATCGACTTCCAGCCCGACAGCGGTAATTCTCCGGTAGATCTTCAGGCGTCGGATGCGGCAGAAGCCTACCGGATTCTGTATGACCGAAGAAACGATACCAAGGATCTGCTCACTGCCATTGTTCGCATGATGGGCCTCGACGGGCGCACGTTGGCATGGACTCGTACGATGGAGAATGAGCAGAAATGGGGTACGGACGAAAACGGAGTTCCGCGCCGGGTGCAGACCAGTTCAATTTACGGCGTTCTCGAAACCAAGGTCCCCATCGTCGCAAAAACCTTCGAGGAATGGCCCTACTGCATCATCACCGAAGATCCGCACGTCTACACGGCTCGAAAAGAGCATCCCGACTTCGCTGACAAGATTGGAAAGTTCGGCGAGGAAGGAATCGCCGACACTCAGTTTGAGCGATTGGCCCGACTTGGTGCGTTACAAGGGAACTCCGCCGCTTTCCAACTGACCGACACCTACGACCATTACACCGAGCGCAAATACTTCTTCTTTCGCCCATCCATGCTGACCGATGAGGAATTGGATTCGGCGTATACGGACGAAGTTCACCAAGCCGAACCTTGGACGCTTCGGGATGCGTTGAACGAAGCGTTTCCCGATGGCGGTGTGTTCATCTTCGTCGGGAAGCAATACGTCGGATCTCGTAACGTCTGCATAGACGATGAATTGAGCGTTGACTTCCCGTATGCTGGCGATGGCATGGCGCGCATGGCGATCATGGACCCGGCGGTAGTCATTCAGGATCGTTTCAACGACGACATGAATCTGTACGCCGAGTGGAAGGACTTCGGATCACCTTCGACGTGGCTCCGCGCCGGCCGCGCACAGGTTGCCGCCATCAACGATCAGACCGCCGCTCCATTCTGCTTCCGGCCGGCCATGGAACTTGAGGTGTTGCGCGACCGCCCGCTGGCCGACAGCTTCTACCGTGAACCGAACCCCGAACTTCCAGAGACGTTCATCCGGCATACCGAGTACCTGGCCACCGCCCTTTTGCAGTACATTCTGGCAATCCCCTCCGCAGTCCAGGGAGCCGGGATGCCGGATCAAAAGACCAAAGGCGGCTACCAGGAGGCCATCTATCAGGCCATGGGGCAGCTCGGAGTGATCTGGGGAGCAGTCCAAAGGCTCATGTCCAAGGTCTACCGGCAGGCTGCGCTTGCCGCGGCGCGCGACGATAAGGAAGGAAAGCCGCTCATCATCCCCGGCCCAAAGGGTGCTGTGACATTGGACATCTCCGCTCTTGGCAAAGGGCACTTCCTGGCCCATCCCGACACGGACAGCGGCTACCCAGAATCCACGATGCAGAAGCGGGTGACGCTGAGCAATATCCTGGAAATGGCGATGAAAGACCCTGTGATCGGGCAGGCGCTTCTATCGTCTCCAGACACCTGGGATTTCATCTTCAGGACGTATGGGGTGCCAGAGATTGTGATTCCAGAGGCGCGCGTTCGGCGCAAGCAGTCCGCAGAGATCGAGATGCTGATTCAGCAAAGCCCACAGCAAGGGCCGCCCGATCCATTGACCGGGATACCAGGCGCGATGGTTTCTACCGTGCCTGTGGACCCCCTGGACTACCACGATTGGGAATTCGAGGAGTGCCGCGAGAAACTGTCCGACTGGCCGTGGGTTCAGCAGCAGTTGACTGCTGGGAATCAGGCTGGGATCGAGAATATCCGGCTTCACGCGCTCGAGCATCAGAAGTTCATGCAGCAGGCGGTTGAAGCGCAGCAGCAAGCGCAAGCAGCCGCGATTGCTGCCACAAATCCGAAGGCGACCGAGAGTTGGAAGCCTGAACTACCAAAAGAGGCTCCCGGGCCGCCAGCACAGGAGAACAATGCCTGACACAGATCAACTACCACCAGACTTGTTTACAGTCGATGGGAAGGGGGAATAAATGCCTGACAGTAACCTGACGTGGACACGAGAATCGAAGAATCGTTGGAGATGCTCCAACGAAAAAGGTAGAATCTGCGGAGAGATAACCCAGTTCGGGAAGGAATTCCTAGCTGAAATTATTTCCCAAAAAGGCGAGAAAGAAAAGGTTGGTGTATTTATAAGCCAACCAACCGCTTCAGAGGCTCTCTGGCAGTATTACATTGGAAACCATCATGCCTGACACAGACGTTTTGGAAGTAGAACCGCTCGAAGGCGCGGAAGAAACCACGCTTGAGCAACAGCCCGTCGCGGCTGGCGAAGAGAAACCGGCGGTAGAGGGGGAAGAACAGACTGCTCCGGTAACGTCGCTCCTGGGGCCGGACGGGAAGAAACTCGATCCCACGGTTCGAAGCCTCCTGAGTGAGATTCGCACGAAGAACGACGCTGCGGGGAAGCTTTTGACGAAGGCCGTCTACCGCGTGGCGGAACTCGACCGTGAATTCCCCGGCGGGTTGACCGAAGCACGCGAACTCCGCGACAAGATTGAAGGACTTGGAGGAGTCGAAGGCATCGAAGGGAAACTTGAAACGCTTGCGGAACTGACAGGGCTTTCCAAACAGTTCATGGACGGCGACCCGGCTTTCGTCGAAGACATGGCCACCAGCAGTCCAGAGGCTTTTTCGGCGCTGGCCCCCGCCATCTTCGCCAAGTATGCCAAGACGAACCCGGATGGGTTCACGGGATATATCGGTAGGGTGGTGTGGTCGCATCTGCAAAGCAATGGAGTCCCGTTGCTTCTTCAAAGACTTGCGGACTTCATTCCCGC